AAGAAATTCTAAAAGAAGCTGAATTTACAATTCCTGATGAGCAAGGTCTAGAGAAAGAATATAACAAGATCAGAAGAGTATTTAGGATGGCAAAATCTGGAAAATTTAATAAAGACTTGACTGGTCAGGTTCAAAATGCGGCAGTTGAATATAAAAGAGAAATATATGAAATTGAAAAAGTTTCCGCTGAACTCGACAACTGGAAGAGATTACTTGAGAATACTCAAAAATTGTTCTATTTTATGAGTCGAGGCGGTGATTTACCAGCATTTCAAGAAATGTCTGACGATCCACGGGACGATTGAGATGAAAATCACCCGAGATCAAATCCGTGAGATGGTGAATAGGCAACTTGACGAACGTTGCCAGAAGGGCTACAAGACCCACCCAACTCGCAAGACAAAAAAGATGTACGGCAAGACGTATAGAAATTGTGTCAAAGCAGAATCCGAGGAACCCGCAAAGGGCGACACACTAGAAGAGCGTGCTGCCATACCCATGGAGGAGATCGTTCGTGCGGAAGACATTATAAAAAAACATCTTAAAGAAATGTTTGACGAGATCGGCAGAGGTGGTTTGCCCGATAATTTTTCAACTGATATTCTTGTGGAGCCAATCGTCAAGAAATACATCAACGGTCGCCGTGCTGACCGGAAGCCACGCTTTGACAAGAACACTGGGCGTATGACCCGCCGCTAGATAATCCAAAATTACTTTACAACTGAAATATACCTGATACAATAGACCTGCGAAACTACAGAAGGAGTTCGTCTATGGTACGGCTCGCCCATTTTGGTGATACCCACATCAAGAACCTCAAATATCATTACGAATATCGTAAGGTCTTTGAACAAGCTTATGAAATGCTACGAGAACAGAAGGTGGATTACATTATCCACTGCGGCGATCTAGCCCACACAAAGACACAGCTTTCACCAGAGTACTTTGAGTTGGCTACAGAGTTCCTAAAGAACCTAGCAGACATCGCTCCAACTCATATCATCCTTGGGAACCACGACGGCAACCTACGAAACAGCAGTCGTCAAGACGCTATCACTCCAATCGTTGATGCCTTAGAACACCCAGACCTTCACCTACATAAGTTTGCAGGGGAAGTAAAATTAGATCATAACGTTACACTAAATGTCTTATCGGTCTTTGATGAAACCAACTGGACCGATCCAACAGATGCTGATCGCATCAATATCGCTCTGTACCATGGAGCAGTGAACAACAGCCGAACCGACCTCGGTTGGATTATGGACCACGGCGACCACGATGTAGCGGTCTTTGATAAATTTGACTATGCGTTCCTTGGAGATATCCACAAGACTAATCAGTGCCTCAACGATACGGGTACAATTCGTTACTGTGGTTCTACTATCCAGCAAAACCACGGCGAGACAAACGACAAGGGCTTTTTGATCTGGGATATTGAGGACAAGACTAACTATGAGGTTAGTCATCACGTTCTGAAAAACCCCAAGCCATTCACTACAATCGAGCTTACGCCTAAAGGCAATATGCCACGTAATCTAGACATCCAACAGGGTTGTCGTCTGCGTATCGTTACTCATCACAAGGTATCCCTAGACAAGATCCGCCGTGTGATGGATACCGCCAAGAGCAAATTCAAGCCCGAGAGCCTATCATTCGTGAACAAGGCAGGACTAAAACGCTCTAGTGTGGATGTCGATGATCTTGGTAGCACAGAGAACTTACGAGACCCCGCTGTTCAAGAGCGACTTATTCGGGAATACTTAAAAGAATATGAACCTGATACTAAGACCCTAGAGAAAGTATTCCAGCTTAACTCACGCTATGATGCTCGGGTCAATGGCGAAGATGCCAGTATGCGTAATGTAAACTGGGCTTTGAAGAAGATGGAGTTCAGCAACCTCTTCAACTTTGGAGAAGGTAATACTGTAAACTTTGAAAAGCTCAACGGGGTTGTCGGTATCTTCGGTAAGAACTATTCAGGTAAGAGTTCTGTTATTGATAGTATGCTTTATACGGTCTATAACTCTATCAGTAAGAATACTCGCAAGAACTTGAATATGATTAATCAGAACAAGCCTGCTGCTAGCGGTCGAGTTGAGATTGATATTGCTGGTAAGACTTATATCATCGAGCGCAAGTCGGAAAAGTATACCAAGAAGCTTCACGGCGAAGAGACCGAAGAGGCTAAGACTGATGTAGAGTTTACTATGATTGACCCGGCAACCAACGAGCCAGTCAGTCTGAACTCACTAGATCGCAATGGAACCGACAAGGCTATTCGCAAGATCTTTGGAAGCCTTGACGACTTCTTGCTTACAAGTATGTCTAGTCAGATGGGTGCGATGACTTTCATCAACGAGGGCTCAACCAAGCGTAAGGAGATCCTAGCTAAGTTTTTAGATCTTGACCAATTCGACAAGAAGTTCAAGCTTGCTAAGGGCGACAGCATTGAGACCCGTGCGTTGCTTAAAAAACTAGAGGATAATACCTTTGATGACGATATTGTTACACTTAGTAGTCAACTAGAGAATAACGAGACAGAAAAGACAAAACAAGAGAAGGCTTGTAAAAAGTTTAAGAACAAGTTAAACAAAATTACTGCCCGTGTCGATGAAATAGAAAGCCTCTTTGCGTCCGCTCCTGTTGAGATTATCAGCATCAAGAAGGAGAGCAAGCGCCTCACTAAAGCTACCGCTAAACTAGAAGACTGCGATCTTCGAGTTGCGGGAGCCCAAAAGAAGAAGGAAATACTTCTAGAAAAGCTAACCAAAATAGACGATTTCTTAGGAGAATATGATAATATAGCCCTTGAGTCTCAGATTGCTGAAGTCCTAGCCATAAAAGAAGAAGTTAGGACATTGGAGACCACCCTTAAGCTTGAGAACCGTAACAAGCAAACTTACGAGAAGCGTGTTAAGCTCCTGGGAGAAGTTCCATGCGGACCAGAATTTTCTCACTGTAAGTTTATTAAGGATGCCTATAAAAGTAAGTCCAAGCTTACTGAGGTTCGTATCACAATCCATAATCTTGAGACAGAGCTACAACAATACAACCAGCAGCTAGAAGAAATGAATGTTGATAGCTTACGTTCTCAAAAGGAAAAACACGAAAAACTTCTAGAGAAGCAGAGAGCTTTGTCAGCCGAGACAACCAACCTCGACTTGTTTGTAGAAAAAACAAACAACGAAATTAATACGCTCACTAATGATATCAAAACTGCTTCCGACCGGATTCAAATCTATGAAGATAACCGAGAGGCTATTGAAAACCGTGAAGGACTTATTCAAGAACAGTCTGATTTAGCTGAGCAAAAACTTCTGACCGAAAATGAACTCTCTATCTGTGAAGCTAAGATTATGGATTACATCAAGCAGCATGGCGGCATTGAGCAGCAGATCATTAATCTCCAAGAGAAGAAGCAGGAGCTAGAAGATCTCCGCACAGAGTATTCAGCCTATGACTTGTTTATGCGTTGTACTCACAGCAACGGTATCAGTTATGATGTGGTGAAGCGGATGCTCCCTCTTATCAATGATGAGGTCAGTACTGTTCTTTCTAACGTCACCGACTTCGAGATTTTCTTTGAGGCAGAAAAGAATAAGTTAGATATCTTCATCAAGCATCCAAAGTACGAAGCACGACCTTTAGAGATGGCTTCTGGAGCAGAGAAGACGCTGGCAGCGATTGCCATTCGCATTGCCCTAACCAATGTGTCAACCTTACCAAAATCAGACATTATGATTATGGATGAGCCAGGCACAGCGTTGGACGCTGAGAACCTTGAAGGCTTTATGCGAGTGATGGAAATGATTAAGGGCTACTACAAGACTGTGCTTTTGATTACTCACTTGGATAGTCTCAAAGATATTGCCGATATGACTATTGACATTGAGCGTCAAGATGGTTATGCTTATGTCAGTCAATAAAATTGCTGCTTGTATTATATTATTAGCTGCGTGTGGAGACGCTGAAGAGCGAGACTGCGCTGTCGGGCAAGATACACAAAACGGCTACTACACCCTACACCTAGCAGAACACGGCGGTGATTGCGGTAGAGTGTGGGAAACCGTAGATACTATAATTACCGACGGAGCGCCACTCCCCCCAGATGACAGGGCTGGGTGTTCTTTAAATACTAGCCAATGGGAAGCCAATAGTTGTACAACCCGTACTACCTTTGATTGTAACGACGCTGGGTTTTGGGAAATGCAACTGGATTGGATTGTTTCCAGTCACCAAGACCGCCCTGATGTCGTGTTTGGTTCCCTGCGTCTTCAGGCAGTAAACTCGTCCTTTCCTTATATTTGTGAGTCAGTTTATTATTTTGAGGGTTTCAAAAAAGAGTGAAAATATTAATCAGCGCCTGTGTGTTTGGAGAGAATGTCAGGTGGAACGGAACTAGTAGAATAAACAAGGAGATAAAAATGTGGGCTTCTGATAACAATTTTGAACTGGTTCCCATATGCCCAGAGCATGAACTCTTTGGAACGCCCAGAGCGTCAATTAGGCTACGTCAAAAAGATGACGAAGTTTTGGCAATTATGGGAAAAGAAAATGTTTATTCCAAACTAAAAGAAAAATGCGAAGAATTATCAAAAAGATATGAAGATGTGGTGGGGTTTATAGGTATTTCTAATTCACCATCTTGTGGGTTATCTGTAGGGGTAAAGGATCGTGGATCCACCATGAAGGCACCCATGCACCAGTCTTTAGAATGTCCCACAACTGAGATTAGTTCAATGATATCAAGACAAAACCAAGAAACATTTTTACAGAGAGTGAAAAAATATGAAGCCAGGCGATTTGGTACAAACTAATCTTTTTGATAAAAAAGGATCAGGCGGCTATGGTCTTATCACAGCAAAGCACCCGACACCAAAGTACTGGGTTGTTCAGTGGTGTACTGAAGATTGGGAATACAACCATGGTCTCGTCGGGGCGTATGAAGTTCACGAAAAAGATTTAGTGGTAATTTCTAGAGCGTGAGGGCTGGAGACTTAGTTAGGTTTAGGGAGTGTACTTGGCACGTTGACCCTAAAGAATACACAGACTGGAGAGTTGGTCTATTGTTGGAGTACAGCACTCTATCCAAAGTAGGTTCGGTTTTGTTTGAAGGAAGGCAATATAGGATCCGTGGCGAGAATATACAACTACACAAAGCAGCTAAAAGATCCAGGAAGAACTAATTATACCTAAAGAGGAGGTATAATTGTTATGCAGCAAAAAATAGATAAATGGTTAGGAAAGTGGGCTTCGAGGAAATTAATTGTCTGGGGCACTTCCACCGCTTTTTTAGCAGCAGGTTCAGTAACTAGCAGCGACTGGGTTGCGGTATCTTTAGCCTACATAGGACTGCAAGGTGCTGCGGATATCGCTGCCACCTGGAGACACGGTAAGTGAAAAAACTTTGGTATAAGCTAAAGAACAGTATGTGGTATTTGGTATCTTTCGTAGTATTAGCTGCCGGCATACTTTGGTTTCTTTATAATCTTATTCGACCAACAGAGAATAAGGCTAAGTTTATGGAAGGCGTGCAAACAAAGGTTTACACAGCTATTAAAGAAAATGAAATTCGTGCTACACTAGAAAAAGATAAAATTGGAGCAATCAAAAAGATTTACGATAAAAAACTTGAAGATACAAAAGAAATACAAGATCGTGAAGAAAGACTGAAAGCTCTAATAAGAATGCATGAAGAACTAGATTTATAAGGAGACTAGTAAAATGGTAGATATCCCTACACTAGACATTGAAGATTACGATCCAGACCTCAATGAGGAAAAGGAAACGGTTGAGGATAAGTCAGGCGGTGCGTTGACATATGCTATTGTTGGTGCAGGTCAAGGCGGCGGACGTATGGCTAAAGCGTTTTATGATATGGGTTATACAAAAACAGTCGCAGTTAATACTGCCCGATCTGACTTAAATGGGTTAGGTATCCCAGAAGAACAAAAGTTCTTAGTCGATGAGCATGGCGAACAAGGTGCTGGCAAAGACCAAGCCAAAGCCGAAGCGGCTATTGAACGCAAGGAACAAGAAGTATTTAACAAGTTTCGTGAAGTTTTTGGAACCAATGTTGACCGCATCTTGATTTGTCTTGGTGTATCAGGCGGTTCTGGTGGCGGTACAGTCAATACCCTTATCAAAGTAGCCAAGAAGTATTTCACCTATATCGGCGTTGAGAACGTTGATGAACGTGTTGGTGTCATTGCTTCTCTCCCAACTGCTGGTGAATCGGCTTCTCCAACGGTAGCCAAGAACGCTCATGCTCGGATTACCCAACTTTGCGGGCTCGCAGAAAAAGGGAAGATTGCTCCCCTTATTATGGTGGATAACGAGAAGATTAAAAGATTGTATCCAAAACTTACAGTCAAGAAGTTCTGGACTACCATCAACAATACAGTGGCTGGATTGTTCCACGTATTTAACATATTGGCAAACCAAGACTCGGAGTACACAACCTTTGATGCCACAGACTACGACAGTATTATGAAGCAACCAGGCTGTATGATTATGGGTGTTACTAGCGTCAAGAACCTTGAGAACGAAACTGCTGTCTCAAGTGCTCTCAAGAAGAACCTAGAGAAAACACTTCTCGCTGAAGGCTTTGACCTTACGACAGCTACGGGCGCTGCTTGCATCGTCGTTGGTAGCGAAGAAATCTTTGAAGAGACTGTCGGTTTGATGGACAACATTGAGTTCGGCTTTGATACCTTGGCTGCTTTGACCGGCGGTGCCATGGTTCATCGTGGTATTTATGAAGACGATAAGAAAGACAAGCTTATCACTTATACATTGGTGAGTGGGCTCAAAAGACCAGCTAAAAGAATCGAAGGTCTGAAGAAGTTCCTGAAGAAGTAAAATGAGATTACTGGTTATAATATTATTGTTTTCTCATGGCGCTACTGCTGGCGAGGTCACTGAGTTCAAACCTCGACCAGCGGTGGTTGATGAAGGTTCTGACACCTATGTTGGGATACTACTCAGCGAAGCAGAGTTTCGAAAACTGCTACAAAATAAAATAGCCACCAACGCTAAAATTGCTGAATGTAGTGTGGACCGCAAAGTTTGCGCTAAAACAGAGGGGTCTTACAAGTATTATATCTCTCAACTTGAGGCAAAAATAAAACAAGACAATACTTGGTTTGTAAGAAACAAGGGTACTTTAGGTATCTTGTCAGGGCTTGTTATTGGTGTGGGTACATCTGTAGCTATTGTAAAGGCGGTTTATCAGGGGCAATGAGTACAAAAAAAGACCTAAATTATGTAGCATCAGTTGAAAAAGCGATCGCTGAAAAATATGGGAAAGATACCGTACAAGACTTCCGTAACGAATGGGAAGAAGATAAAGAAGAGGAATATCTAAAGCAATTGAAAGGCTTACGCAAAAAGACTGATAAACTTTCTGCAACGAAAGAAGAGATTGTTGTTGGTGACATAAGGATTACTAAACGCCGAAGCAGACAAAATCAGGACCGCACTTGCCCCGTCTGTAAAACATATTCATTTTCCAGGAAGGACGACCTATATATGAATAGGTTTAATTGCTGCCATGCTTGCTATCTAGATTTTGTTATAGGTAGAGAAGATGATTGGAAATCTGGCAAACGACCCACACAAGAGCATGTTGACTATGCTGTAAGGAGAAGAAAATAATGGCTACTGTCCTAGACGTAATTAAAGGTTTGAATCAGGCTGCTGCTAATACTTATGATGGCGCTTTGGATGAAAACGGAGAAGCTCTCCAAGTTGGATTGAGCAGAGAAGAGGGGCATCCAATTATCGACAGCCGTGTGATTGATGGCTTCAAGGTTCGTTTCGCAGGACCGAAAATGGTGATAACATACCAGAGCGAAATGAGAGTCAATGAATTGCATCCTCGTAATCAATTTGAGAACGAGATTGATGCTAAATTTGGTGATATTGTCAAGTTTCTGAAAAAAGAATATAAAAATATTACAAAAACCAGTGTGACCTTGACGGAGGATTCCGATGCGGACATTCTAGTTCAGACCACATCCAGGAATCATACTTGGGTCCAAGCTAATAAACAGTATGCGATTGGTGGTTTTGATGACGTCGAAGCTGTCCGCATGGGTTCAGAACGTTCTGCGGATCGTCGCAACAAAGACTATCATAAACAATTTGTTGATTTCCTTGAAAAGTCTTCCGACAAAAGACCATCCAACGACAAGGCTAAAAAGAACCCAGAAACACCAGAGGGATAAATGGCTCTCAATAAGAAGGAAATGATGGCGGAGATAGTCCGCTGCGGTAAAGATCCTGCCTTCTTTTGTAAAAAGTACGCAAAAATTTCACACCCCATGAGGGGTTCTATACCTTTTGATCTTTATGATTTTCAAGAGGAAGCTTTGCAAGACTTTAAAGAGAACAGATTCAGTGTCATCTTGAAGGCTCGTCAGTTAGGTATCTCTACCACTGTTGCCGCTTATGTGTGCTGGATGATGCTCTTCCACAAGGATAAGAATGTTTTAGTGGTGGCAACCAAGCTTGGCACCGCCGCCAATCTTGTGAAAAAGATTAAGGCTATTCACAAGAACTTGCCTTCCTGGCTTAAAATATCTGACATAGCTATTGATAACCGAAATTCTTTTGAATTGTCTAATGGGTCTCAAGTAAAAGCTTCTTCAACTTCAGGCGATGCAGGTCGTTCAGAAGCATTGTCTCTTTTGGTAATTGATGAGGCCGCCTTTGTTGATGGTATTGACGAACTGTGGGCTGGCTTGTATCCTACACTTTCTACTGGTGGTCGGTGTATTGCTTTGTCAACTCCGAATGGTGTTGGTAATTGGTTTCATAAAACTTATACTGAAGCTGAGGAGAATAAGAATGATTTCCACACCATAAAACTACCATGGAACGTTCACCCAGAGAGAGATAACGACTGGTTTTCTAAGGAGACTAGAAATATGTCTCGCCGTGAGATCGCTCAAGAACTTGAATGTAATTTTAACGCCTCGGGCGATACTGTAGTACATGGTGATGATCTGAAGAAAATCCTTGATGGTGCTTATGAACCTTCTCACAAGACAGGTTTTGATAGAAATTATTGGATTTGGAAAGAGCCTGAACCACATCGTGATTATATATTAGTTGCGGACGTTGCCCGAGGTGACGGATCTGATTATAGTGTTGCTCATGCTTTTGAGGTTGAGACCATGGAGCAAGTAGCAGAATATCAAGGAAAGATAACCCCGGATATGTTTGCACCGCTCCTTCACTCAATAGCCTCAGAATATAATAATGCTTTGCTAATCATAGAAAATAACTCTCTTGGCATAGGAGTACTTAGCAGACTTCAGGATTTAGATTATAAAAATCTTTATTATAGTATAAAATCAACACATGAATATGTGGATGAAGTCACAGCACAGTCTCTTGGCGGCGTTGCAGGGTTTACCATGTCTATGAAAACTCGACCACTTGTTATTGCTAAGTTTGAAGAATTCGTGAGAAATAAACTAATTACTATTAATTCTATGCGTCTTGCTAATGAGATTAAAACATTTGTATGGCACAATGGAAGACCACAAGCCATGCGTAGTTACAATGACGATCTTGTTATTGCAGCTTGTATAGGGTGTTGGGTAAGGGATACAGCTTTGACAGCTAATAAACGGGAGGCAGATTACAAAATGGCGTTACTATCTAGTATGTCTGTTTCTACCACATCAATGAATACTAAAATAGAAGGACAACACGGCTATAAACCTCAGAAGCAAACTTTTAAAGGTATAGACGGAAAACAACATGATCTAAACTGGATCATTAAAGGATAATAAATGGCTGAAAATAATAATAACGCAAACAATCCTCGTAATAATCAGTCGGCTTTATTTAGGCGTCTAACTCGATTATTTAGCGGACCCATCGTTGACTATGACCGACCCGCTGTGGTGCGTACTAATCGTCGTGATATTAAAAAGTACACTTTCACATCTTCAACTGGGCGTGAGTTCAAGAAAAAAGAATATTACAACCCATTTGGAGATATGAATAATAAAGTATTGTACCAGCGTAACAAGCAGGTTCGATATACTGATTTTGAACAGATGGAGTACATGCCTGAGATTGCATCTGCAATTGACATATATGCCGACGAGATTACAACCTCTACTGCTTTCAATCCTTTGGTAAATATCGATTGTCAAAATAGAGAGATAAAAGATATCTTAGATACTTTGCTATACAGTGTTCTTAATGTTGAGTCTAATTTGTTTGGTTGGTCTCGTAGTATGTGTAAGTATGGTGATTATTATCTCTATCTAGATATTGACGATAAAATGGGGATTACAAACGTAATTCCGTTGCCAGTTAGGGAAGTGGAGCGCATTGAGGGTGCCGATTCAACCAATCCGAATTATATCCAATATTTTTGGCAAAGTGCTGAGGGTAAAAAAGGTGTAACTTTTGAAAACTGGCAAGTATCTCACTTTCGAGTTCTTGGCAATGACAAGTACGTTCCCTACGGCACTTCAGTTCTTGAACCATCTCGACGCATTTGGCGACAGCTTACTCTCCTAGAGGATGCGATGATGGCTTATCGTATTGTTCGCTCACCAGAACGACGAGTATTCTACATTGACGTTGGTAATATAGCAGCAGAGGATGTGGAACAATACATTGAACAAGTAAAGACCCAAATGAAGCGAAACCAACTAGTGAACGAAGACTCTGGTCGAGTTGATTTACGCTACAATGCTATGAGTATTGATGAGGATTATTATATACCGGTAAGAGGCGCATCTAACAATACTCGTATTGAGACGCTAGCAGGCGGACAGTTCACAGGCGACATAGATGATGTTAATTACCTCAGAGATAAGTTATTTTCGGCACTTAAAGTACCCAAAGCATACCTGGCTCAATCTGATGCACAGGAGGATAAGACAACTTTATCCCAAAAGGATATCCGCTTCGCTCGTACCATTCAAAGACTTCAACGTGTTGTTGTTGCCGAGCTTGAGAAAATATGTATTATTCACCTTTACACTTTGGGATATCGAGAAAGTGATTTGTTGTCTTTCAAGTTGTCCCTAAACAATCCATCTAAGATTGCAGAACTGCAAGAGTTGGAGCATATGAGAGTCAAGTTCGATGTTGCCGGTTCAGCAACTGATGGTTACTTCTCTAAGCAGTGGGTCTATCGGAACATCTTTAAGATTGCTGAAGAGGATATTGAGAGAATTCAAATCGAGCAGTATACAGATGCCCTACAAGGCGCTGCTATTGAAGAAGCTGGCACAGCACCTGAAGGCGGCGATGCCGGCGGTGACCTGGGTGGTGACCTAGGTGGTGATCTAGGTGGTGACCTTGAAGGCGGAGATGAAGCAGGCGGTGACGAGCCAGCCGATGAAGGACCTCTTCTTGCCGAACCGGACGCTGAGCCAGGACAACGAGACGACAATGGATATATGAGAGTCAAGAGTCCTAAGTGGAGCCAAGGCGCTCGCCGTCGCAGTGAGTTATCAAAGACTGGCATTAATTTGGCATCCTCCTCTCAGAGAAACCTATTTAAAGGATGGAACGGTCAAATGGCTCCTTTATCCAGGGGAACGGTTGGAGAAGGTCAACAATCTGACGAGAAATTAATTTTCGAGACTCAGTTTAACATTAAGCGCTTAATAGAGCAATTGGAAACAAAAGATGAAGGTCAAGCATAACAAAAAAAGAAACACCGCCTTTTTATTTGAGGCTCTGGTTAAGGAATTGACTAAAACTGTTATCGAAAAGAATAAGAAAAAGACATCATTGATAAAATCAATATTGAAAGAGCATTTTCGCTCTAGCAGTATCTTGGGGCGTGAACTTGATTGTTATGAAGCCCTTAGTAATAAGTCTGGATTAGATAAATATACAGCCGAAAAGTTAGTGTTTCGTGCCAAAAAATCCTATGAGGACTTGGACCAACAAAAGATATTTGAAGAACAGTCTAAAGTTATCTCAAAAATAAATAAAAATTTGAGTAAAGAGGTTTACAACAACTTCGTTCCAAACTATCAGTCTCTTGCTTCAATTAGTCAACTGTTCGGTAATAGAATGCCAGTTAAGACAAGAGTTCTCATGGAGCAGAAAATCATAGAGAGACTAGTAGATCAAAAAGAAGAAACCAAAGAAGACATGAAGTCAATTGATTCTCTGGTTGTTAGATCGTTTACAGACAACTTTAACGAAGCTTATGATAATTTGTTTACAGAACAAAAAGAGCTTCTAAATAAATATGTAAGTTCATTTGACGAATCCAGGGCAGATTTTAGATTATTTGTGGGTAGTGAGCTAAAAAGAATTTATGAAAGTGTGTCTAAGTCTTTGACATTGAAAGATGTAGCAGAAGATGCAGATATGGTTACAAATACTAAAAAGGTCCTTGAAAGAATACAATCAATGAATGTTTCTAAGATTGGAGACAAAGAAATATTGAAAATTCTTAAGCTTCAAAATCTAACAAGAGAGTACAACTCAGATGCCAATTAAGATCAAGATCGGCGCACAGGAATCAGAAAAGAAACCGATTCAGGCGTCAGTCACTTTACAGATAACAAAAACGCTTGGTGGTAATTTGCTTATCAACGACCACAAGTATATTGATATTGTAGTTTCCCCCCAAGAGGGCAAAGTAATAACGATGCCAAAGCCTCATGTTGAACGTGATGTTTTTGACTACCAGAGAGATTTTATGTATAGCCTGTTTAAGGGCGGCGTTACAGAAGCGAGTGAGACGAAAGGCGGACCAGTATTTGGTATGGTTGAGACAACTTACCCCAAGGAGGGTGAGGTAGATACCCTACAAGCAGTACTGTATCAAATATCTCAATATATTAAAGAAACGGCTCACGACGAAGAAAAAGCCGAACAATATGATAAGAATATAGAAGATAGATTTACAGACCCCACTGATGAAGACTCTACTGCTTATGGAGAGATAAAGCCCTATGAAGATACACCAGAAGGTGCGGCTGATTCACTTCCATCTTACGCTTATGCGGGGTATGGCTACTATTACTGATGTCTATGATTTACTTCATCCTGTGTAGTTATGGGATGACTCAAATATTAGTTTTTTCTAAACTACTTAGCCGTATTCGCCCCAAGCAATATTTTTTTCACTGCCCAATGTGTGTTGGATTCTGGGTTGGAGTTGTTCTTATGCTCCTAAACCCATTTACAGAACTATTTACATTTGATGTTTCTTTCGTGAACGCTTTATTGTTAGGTTGTTTATCTTCGGGGACATCGTATGCGTTATGTATGCTTATCTCAGACGGAGGACTTCAGTATGAATACCGAACTAAAGGGGATGTGGACGCAAAAATGGATGTTAAGACCAGTAACCAATTGTTGCAGGGGTAGCAGTATCGTGCGGGTAGCGCCCGCACTCTAAGGAGATAAAAATGACTAAGAAATATGTACTTCAAGAATTTATGAATTTAGATTATAGTGATGACCTTCTTACAGAAGAAGAACGTGAAGGAAATCGTCAAGGTACCCATCTTATTGTAGCCGGAAAAATCCAATGCGCCGAAGCCGAGAACGGCAATGGTCGTATTTATCCCCGCCCAATTCTGGAGCGAGAAATAAAAAACTACACGAAACTTGTAAAAGAGGGTAGAGCCATCGGCGAGCTAGATCACCCCGACACTTCTGTTGTGGAACTTAAAAACGCTAGCCACGTTATCACAGAGGTGTGGTGGAAAGGTGACGACGTGATGGGCAAGATGAAGATTCTCAACACCCCAGCCGGACAGATTGCTAAACAACTAGTTGAAGGCGGCGTTCAACTAGGCATTTCTAGTCGTGGTCTTGGATCAACAAGTCAAAAGGGTGGCGTTACTATGGTAGAGGATGACTTCCAGCTTCTTTGTTTTGACCTAGTTTCAGAACCCAGCACAACTGGTGCTTTTTTGGTAGCTGAAAGTCAATTGAAAACTCATTTGACAAAGGCAGATAAGATCAACCGTGCTCTTAATGACGTACTGGGAAGTGACTAATGTCAACTGCTGGTTTTGGTGTAAAAAACAGTAGCGGAGGCTTTGCTTTTAAAGTAGACCCCGATGGCAATGTAAAGATTGGCGACGAATCTTCTGATATTATGCAAGTTACAGGAACACTGGATGTTGCTGGCGATGTTAATTTTGATGGTTCCTCTGTTTTCAACGAATCAGGCGCAGACAAAGACTTCCGAGTAGAGAGCAATCACCAAACTCATATGTTCCACATCGATGCCGCTAATAGCCGAATTGGGATTGGTACTAACTCAGCGCAATCTGTTTTGCATATTGTTGACCCGTTTGATTCGTATTCGGGCGCTGAAAAAGATGTTGTCTTGATTATGAAAAGTAAAAAAGAGGTTGGTATAAAACTTATCTCCGACTCTGGTAATGATAATACGGACGGCGAAGAAAACAATCCTTTTATAGATTTCTATCAAGATGGGGAACAGGACACTTCTGCAAGAGGCCGCCGAATAGGCTCTATTGGGTTAGAGGGATCTGCTAACGCAACGTTTACTGGATCGATTGGTAATGCCTTTTTTATGGATGCGTTTCATCCAAATACAGGACACTCAAATCGTAATCTTCAGCTAGCCAATACTTCTACAAATGGCGGACACAAAGCTCGTATCACGCTAGAGGGGACTAACGGGTATGTTGGGATTCATACGAGCACTCCTACTACGCCTTTAGAAATCTCAGGCACCACGATGTCTACGACTTATGCGACCGACCCCACTACCCAAGATCTGGGCAGCGGAACTAGCAGCACTTTGTCTATTGGGTCAGGTTTGATGTTTTTGGATGCGGATTCAATAACGGGACAAGATCTTGGAATTGGTATGGATGTCCACACCTTAAATATCCCCAACGGAACCACAAGCGGACAAAAACTTACTCTTGTTATAGAGGGTAATATGGGTGCCGGGAATAGTGTTGGTATTATGGTAGCGGGAAATCTTGCCGGTGCCTCTGACATGTTCATGCCAAGCGCAAAGACTTCACTTAATTTTGTATACTATTCAACCGCCTCAATCTCTTCGTGGTATCAAGTATAAACGGAAAGGAAAGAAATGAAAAAATCAGAACTAAAAAATATTATTAAAGAATGCGTCCGTGAGGTCATCTTTGAGGAAGGCGTTCTTGCTAACATTGTGACTGAAGTAGCACAAGGTATAGGAGCATCACAAGTGGTCCAGGAACATCGGGTCGTATCACCTCGTCAAGCAAATTCTCAGAAAATGACAGCCACTCGAAAAAAGATGCTAGATGCGGTTGCGGCAAACTCTTACGAAGCAGCTAAAAACAAGTTTGCAAATCCTGAACTTTTTGAAGGAACAAAACCACTCACAGAATCTAATGGAAAGAGTGCTCTTGCGGGCACTGATCCCAATGATGCGGGTGTTGACATATCTAATATACCAGGCTTCGGCAACTGGTCGAACGTTGCATCAGCAACGAGAAAGTAAAATAATGAGAAGAAATAACAAAAAACAACAGCCCTTAGAGCCGTGTGTGACTGTTCGTGCAGAACATCATCGAGACGACCCTGAGCGCATGATTAGGAAGTTCCGAAAACTTGTTAAAAATGAGGGCATTGTTGAGGAATGTCGTTATCGTAAGCATTTTACGTCGCCAAGTCAAAAGCGCCGACAAAGAAAAGAAGACAGACAAAGACTCATTGATAAGGTAAATAAGAGAAGAGATGAACTACTTAAGCCTAGGGACAGGTTTATAAAGAGGAGATCATAACATGGCTATATCCCCAGATACTACCAATTATCAAATATCATCGGGACCCAAGCCCGGACTTGGCAGTGTGGGACAATATCAGTCCGCTGGTATGCCTTTTATTACTGGTTCAAGTATTCTTAATAATGGAATGGAACATGTAATTGACTTCCCCACTGTCACCAGATCAATCACAGTGATAAATAGACCATCAGGTTCCGGCGAGGCACCTGATATTAGAGTGCATTTTGCAGCAACTGGTAGCGGTCATGTCATAAAGAACGATCATTACATTCTTCTTACTTCTAATAAGGACAGTATGACAATGAATGTCAAGTGCAGCAGACTTTACATTTCTAGAAACGATGGCCTAGCCACAGCAGGTGCTTATACCGTATTTGCCGAGTGTACGGGAATACCAGCAGGGCAAATGTTCCCTCTTACTGGTTCTGGAATAACTGAATAAATAAAAGGAGATCATCGTGGGCGGCTTCAAACCATCTAGATCAGATATAGACAGTAGTACTTCTGTCGGTGCAGACATAACTTTAGACTCACACCAGTTTACTGGCTCCGTTGATATTACTGGTTCTTTGACGCTTAATGGTTCTGCTGTCACCGGCGGTGGCGGCGGCGGAGGCGCTGTCAGCACCTACACTAATTCTGGCGATAACAGGGTAATAACTTCTGTTAATTCTAATACCATTAATGGTGAAGAAAATTTTACATTTGATGGGACTGACCTTTCGGTTTCTGCCGACGCAGATATTACATCAAGTCTAGGTAGAACAGCTATTGGTGGCGCTGGCCTTGCGGACGCCGCAACTGTTTCTCATATAGATCATAATACTGCTACTAACTTCGGTTTCCGCCAACGGGCTAATGGTCAGACAGAAATAAACGCCAAGTCCGACCAAAGTATTAACTTAAAACTTGGCAGCCAAAACAAGCTTACATTAAATAGCAGCGGTTTTGTTGGCATCGGAGAGAACATAAGCCCCGAGGCAACGCTACACGTCTCATCTTCTACCGGGGAACCTCTTTTTCGTATAGACCATCCAGACGTAGCACACCCTGATCCCATTCTGTATATTACCGGCTCAGGAGAAGTCGGCATAGGAACGATCACCCCTACAGCCGAACTTCATGTCTCTTCTTCTACAACGGGAAGTTTACTACGAGTTGATCACCCGGACCAAGCTGATAGACCCATACTTTTTGTAACAGGCACAAGCCGGATTGGTATCGGTACTGCTGAGCCAGGCAACAGCATTCATGTGAGGTCTTCTGGCAAAGCTTCATTACTACTTGAGGCGGACACAGACAACACTCCGGAATCTGATACTGCTTATATTAAATTAACTCAAGACAATAATGCTACACGAATGATAGTCGGACTAAACGGTAATGCCGGTGCTGATCCTGACGGTGTTTATTTGGCAAACGCAATGTCGAATGCGGGTATTGTAGGTCCAAGAACTGCTGGCAGTTCTTTGCAGTTCTGCACAAGCAATAGAGCAAAAGTTGCCATAACTGATGACGGACAGATGGGTGTTGGTGATGGCTTCACAGAGTCAAATGACCCTACTGCTATTTTGCATATTTCTGGTGGTGTTGCCGCCCAAGGCACAGCCCCAGCATCTCCTCTTGTGAAAGTGGAGTATGATGATGTTGACAATATCCTGTTTGTAACAGGTACAGGACATATCGGCGTTGGAACAGCGGCTCCCACAGCATTACTTCATATTTCATCATCTAGCCCCGACCCACTTTTCCGTGTGGATCACTCCACAAACTCAGGCTCGATGCCCGCCCTGTTTGTGTCGGGTAACGGACTTGTAGGTATTGGGACAGACGCCCCACGAGCCGACACCGCTGACCCTACGAACCGTCTTCATATTCTGGGCGAAGGTGGCACAACCCAGGGAGTAGACCCTGTTGTAAATACTGCACTGATGCTAGAGAATAATAATCATGTCGGCATACAATTTATGTTCCCAACTGGAAGAGCCGGTCAGATTACGTGGGGAACTAACGCCGCAGCAAGAAAAGCGACTTATTACTACGATAGTAACTATAATAGATTTAATTGGGAGGGGCTCACTTACGGCACTAGTAAAATTATGGACCTTGCTGTAGGAGGTGATTGTCTCAACATAGGTAGCAGCAATGCCTTCCATATGAGAGGTGCCGGCCAAGCCCTGGCTAACCTTCACATATCTTCTTCTACTGGCGGTACAGGCAAAGGCGGACCAGTAATGCTCCGTCTCGATCACGAAGAGTACTCTCATCCTCACCCGGTTTTGTTTGTCACAGCCTCAGGACGACTTGGTATTGGGAATGCTGAACCAGCCCATGCGCTAGATATTCGAGGTGGTGCTGGATTGTCTGGATCTTTGGAATTCAGTGGAACTCTCACAACCACATCGCTTTCTACTTTAGTCGGGCAAATGGGGCTAGTCAATGTTGACCGTGCCGCCACTACTATCGATGTTACAGGACAAGGTACCAATACTATGTATACTTTTGGAATTGCAAATGGTACAATTACAGGGCAGCGAAAAGATATTTTTATGAAAATTGCTGCCGATGGTACGATTGATGGCTCAAATTCAATTAACTTGACAGGCTCTAATATTGCAAGCGGTCTGTCTGGTGCCTCAAACGGCTCACTTTTGCTTACAGGCACCGACGGTGGCGGAGGTAGTCAATTTGCGCAGCCTCAGGGTGGAGCATCTCTAATGTGGGATGGTTCGGACTGGCTTGTTTTGAGTCTAAACGGTGTGCAGCATAGTGGCTTCTAATTGAGACTTTAGTAGTCTTCAGTAACATTTCTAGTCGTTTGCATTGATAATCAACTATTTATTTTGATGTAATATCATCAAGTAAAGGGGATTATTTTATGTCTACTATGTTAGAGCAAGCTATCGTTGATGCTAAAGCGCTCCGAGAAGCCGCTGTTAAGAACGCAGAATCAGCCATCGTTGAGAAGTACAACGATGAGGTTAGAGACGCTGTAACAAAACTTTTAGAACAAGACGAAGAGATGGATCTCGGACTAGAGCCTGAAGAGGACGTCGAAGTATCAAGCACTGCCATGGAGCAAGTCCCCATGGCGCACATGTCTGATGAAGAAGATATTGTAGTGGTCGATCTGGATGACATTATAGCCGCCGCCGACTCAGAAGACGAAGAAATGGAAGAGCCAGCTTTAGATCGTCAAGAGATCGCTGACGAAGTAGGACTTCCTTTAGACGATATGCCTGCTAATCGTGATGACGAAATTGATCTTGACGAGGAACAACTTGTAGATATGTTTAAGGAGCTTCTTGTTGTTGACGTTCCTCAAATTGAACTTGATCGTGCAGAGGAAACAGTAAGCAAAGATGAAGTCGAGCAGGATGAATCTGTTGAGTCTTTCTATACTGATGGTATGGACGAGGAAGACAGAAAAGATATGATTAAAACCTCGGAAGAAGGCGAGGAAAAACAAAATGAAAACCTTAAGAAGGAAGTTAATCAACTAAGACAACTTCTTACTAAAGCTAAAGATACGTTACAAGAAATAAACTTGCAAAACGCAAGATTATTATATGCGAACCATGTGCTCGGAGATTCCTCTCTGAATGAGCAGCAAAAATCTAAAATTGCTGAGCTAGTTTCTAAAGCACGTTCGGTAGAAGAAGCGAAGATGGTCTATGAGACTCTTCAAAAGACAATGGCGGGCATTCAAAAGAGTGCTCCTCAATCGTTGTCTGAAGTAGTATCAAAAAGATCCTCAGTTATTCTTGGTGGGAATCGTAATGATGAACGCACTACTGAATCTAGTCCAACGTATAACCGTTGGGCGACTCTCGCAGCAATAAAAAAGACAAATTAATAATTAAAGGAGATTTAAAATGTCTGTATTAGAAACTCTCACCGAAGGCATTCGACAACGTTCGCTTGCTAATGAAGGTGAAGCTCTCCTTGAGAAGTGGGAGAAGACTGGTCTTCTCGAAGGGCTCGACGACACCAAAGCTGGTGCCATGGCACGCCTTTTGGAAAACCAAGCCGCTCAACTTCTCAAAGAAACGAGCACAATGCAAGCAGGTGATGTTCAAGGCTTCGCCTCAGTTGCTTTCCCAATCGTTCGCCGTGTATTCGGCAACCTTATCGCACAAGACCTCGTGTCTGTGCAGCCCATGTCGCTTCCTAGCGGACTCATTTTCTTCCTAGACTTTGTGTTCTCGCCAGATGGTGGTATGCACCCAACTTCTGATGGTAGCCAGCCCAATCGCTTGGCTCAGGTCGCCGAAACTTCTGTTTATGGTGGTGGTAAAGTTGGTGCTGGTATTATTGATGGCATCGATCTCGGTGGCAACAACGGCCAGCTTTCGGCTTACAGTTTGAACAACGGTTACTCTAGCCCCACAGGCTCTGTTACAAATACAGTAGAAGTTCTTGCTTCTGGTACATACGGTGTGACAGAAAGCTCTAAAGATTTCGCTACGATTCTTCAGGCTGATCCTGTATTTACCTCTGGTACTTCTGGATATCTTGTCGGTAAGGTTCCAACACCTTCTGACATTAACAAAGATAACCTGGTTGGCTACGTTCTTTCTAGTTCGTTTGGTTCTGCTGGTAACTTTAATAAATTGGGCGCAGGCGCTGCTACCTTCCAGGTCCGTGCTTTGACTCAGTTCTCTGGAACTGCTGAAGATCACTTGTTGGTTGTTCTCGCAATGCCAACCATGGGCATCTTCTCTGACGCACATGCTGTTTTGAGTGCCGCTGCTGGTGGTGTTGCTTCTGCAACGTACCCATTGGTTGACGGATTTACTGATGCTACACCTCTTGGTGCTGTCGTAGGTACTTCTACTTGGGGCTTGGAGCACAACAACAACATCCCAGAAATCGACATCAAGGTTGATTCTACGGCTGTTACCGCTGTCACCAAGAAGCTCAAAGCTAAGTGGAGCCCTGAGTTGGCTCAAGACTTGAATGCTTACCACAACCTCGACGCTGAAGTTGAGTTGACAAGCATCTTGTCCGAACAAGTTGCTCTTGAAATTGATCAAGAAATTCTTGAAGACCTTGTTAAGGGCGCAACTGCTGGTACATTGTACTGGTCTCGTAGCCCAGGCAAGTTCGTGAACCGTGAGACAGGTCTTGCCCTTAGTGGTACTTCCTACCCTGACTTCACTGGTACCGTTTCTGAATGGTACGAGACTCTCCTTGAGACAGTCAACGAAGTTAGTGCTCGTATTCACCGTAAGACGCTTCGTGGCGGCGCAAACTTTATCGTTTGCTCTCCCGAAATGGCTAACATCCTTGAATTTACTGCTGGCTTCCGTGCTAACGTACAGGTTGACGCTGATGGTGGTTCTTGGGGTGCTATGAACGTCGGTTCTATCAGCCGTAAGATGGACATTGTTGTCGATCCTTACTTCACTCGCAACTTGCTTCTTGTTGGTCGCAAGGGTGCTAGCTTCCTCGAAAGTGGATATGTCTACGCTCCTTACGTCCCGCTGCAAGTCACGCCGACCATCTTTGGTACAGAAGATTTCGTGCCCCGCAAGGGTGTCATGACTCGCTATGCTAAGAAGATGGTACGTCCTGACATGTATGGCTTGGTCGTGTGTCAAGATCTGGTCTCTAACGTAGATCGACCGGTAGCATAGGCTTTATCTGACCCCTAGGGTTGAATAAAGTTATAGGAAACCCCGTCCTTGTGGCGGGGTTTTCTTATTACTGGGATAAAATAAGAAAGTCTAAAACTATTTATACTACAAGCGAGGATATAAGATGCCAACAAGCCTTCAACCCGTTAGCACCACAAGTGCTGTTGTTCTCCCATCAACAGGGACTCATGGAGACGTTACAGATGCTCTATCATATGGAATTTATACTTCAGACGCTTTTGTAAGCGGTGCTGTAGACCAAGTGTCATATACCTATAATAAATTAGGTGGCAGAGTTTTAGACCTTGAGATTACTCCTAGTATAGTATACAATGCATATGAAGAGTCGTGTTTAGAATATTCTTACTTGATCAACACACATCAAGCCAAGAATGTTCTTTCGGACATGTTGGGTAACACTACGGGCTCTTTTGATGAGGATGGTGAATTTACAGAATATTCAGGATCGGGTGGAATCACTACCAAGCCTAATCTTAAGTTCCCACGCTTCCAATTGGGGTATGCTACACACCTCGGTAGAGGTGCAAGTCTTCACGCAGGCGTCGGAGCATCTCAAACAATATACTCAGCATCTTTTGCAGCGGTGAATGATGTTCAAGATTATGACCTTCAGTCGATTATTCACGCCGCATCTTTAGAGGCTGGCTCACCGTTTAGTGCCAGCGTTGGAACCAGCGCAATAACTATTCAAAGAGTCTATTACAAAACGCCTAGATCAATGTGGAACTTCTTTGGTGGTTATCCAGTAGGATCGGTTGGCAATCTATCCACTTATGGCATGTATGCGGATGATAGTCAATTCCAATTGGTCCCAGCGTGGCAAAATGTTTTGCAAGCCTACGCTTTTGAGGAGGATATGAATGTTCGTGCCTCTCATTATTCGTTTAGGATCAATAATAATAAATTAAGAATTTTTCCAACACCCGACGGAAACAACCCAAAAAACTTTTGGGTAGATTTTAGAGTTTCTGAGGATGCATTTGTTGAAGAAAGTGACAGAAAGTATGGCGCTGATGGTGTCAATAATATGAGTACGCTACCTTTTCCAAACGTTCCTTACAAAAACATCAATAGTATCGGTAAGCAGTGGATTCGCAGATTTGCCCTATCACTTGCAAAGGAAACACTAGGACAAGTAAGATCAAAACTTGCAACCATCCCAATTCCAGGGAATGAGGTAACTCTTAATGGGTCCGCCTTGATCTCTGAGGCAAAAGAAGAGCAAAATGCACTTCGAGATGAACTAAAGACTGTTTTGGATGAGATGGCTTATGGAGCCTTGGTTGAAGGTGACGCTGCTATGCAGAATAATCTTTCGGAGGTTGTTAAACACATACCAACCGGTATTTATGTAGGATAAATAAATGGCTTCTCAGAATAGATGGTCTCAACCAGCGTCCCCGCCACCTCCTTTATTCGTAGGGAAGGCCGAGCGTGATTTTGTCAAACAAATAAATGACGAAATCATAGAACACGTAATAGGTCAACAACTTTTGTATTTTCCTATTGACAGAGACCGAACAAATTATAATGAATTGTATGGCGAGGCTATTCACAAGACGTTTTTACCCCCAATTAGGGTTTATAGCTTGGTGGAGTTCAATGGATCAGACAGAACTCAAGAAGAGTATGGATTTGATAACCTCTATAACATAACGGTTCACTTCCACAAGCGCCGACTGACTCAAGATCAAAACCTGTTTGCTAGATTAGGTGATTACGTTCAGTATGACGGTATGTATTTCGAGATTGTAGATATTTTTGAGCCTAGATACTTATTCGGACAAGATAGTGATTTTGCTGATGGCACGTCTTTAGAAGTTTCTGCTGTGTGTCGTCAAGCTCGTAAAGGTTTGTTCAATCCCGGTAAGAATATCTAAGGAAAAATAAAGATGCCAAAGAGAACAAAGTTAGACGAACAATTACACGCTGAATATCCTTTTGCGCCATCGACCCTTGAGGATATCGATACGGCGCTTTATAATTTTATAAACGATGATCTAAATGTATCGTGTGACACCAATTCTGGGTTCAAGAAAGTACCTGTTATCTTTTCATCACCTGAAAGAGCTTTTCAAATAAAGAATATACCTGAAGAGGGTAACATTCGAACAGACGGAAGGGTGTTGGAGTATCCTCTTATGTCAATAATCAGGACTTCTTTAGTAAAGAACCCATCCAACAAGGGAAAATATGGTGTTTACGTGCCTCCTTATTTTGATTTCTATAATCGTGGCGGGGCAATCCCTGTTGCTAGGCGTGTAATGCAGGATAAAACACGAAATTTTGCTAATGCTGAGGCACGTAAAAAGTTCGGTGATGGAACAAACACAACTTACAACACATTTCCCTTTGACAATCAGGAAGTTGTATACGAAACACTGTTTATACCAATGCCTACATATGTTGAGGTTCAGTATGAGATCAAGATGGTGTCTAATTACCAACAACAGATGAATCAAATGATGGCCCCTTTCCTAGCAAGGTTCTCAACACCTGCTGTTTTCAGTATTCATAATGAAAAAAATACTTATGAGGCGTTTGTAGACCAAAACTTTAGTAATGAAAGTAATAATGCCGGACTCAACACTGACGAAAGGGTTTTCAAAACAACGGCTAATATTAAAGTATTAGGATATATTGTTGGTGAAGAAGAAAACCAAGAAACTCCCCCTGTTATAGTCAGAGAGTCAGCAGTAAAGATCTCGATAGGAAGGGAAAGAGCAGTAGTTGGAGACGAACCAGAATTCAACGCTGGAAGAAAAGATAAATATCGTCCATAATCTAGTAGGGAGTTTCGAATTGTACCCTACTATTTATTAGTGGTGTTTACTGTATATTCACCCACTTCTAAATTCGTGTTAACCGAGGAGAAAACATTTCGATGGCTGACAACTCTTCCAGAAAGTTTAAGTTTATATCACCTGGCGTTTTTATAAAAGAGATCGATAATTCCGAGCTTCCAGCGGTCCCTTCAGAAGTAGGACCTCTCGTTATTGGTCGTGCCAGAAAAGGTCCAGCTAACAAGCCCGTTCAAATCAATTCATTTTCTGATTTCGTGCAAACATTCGGTGACCCTGTTGCCGGTAATGAAGGCGGAGATGTGTGGCGTGTTGGTGATTTAAACGCACCCACTTATGCACCTTATGCTGCTAAAGCTTGGTTGGCTAGCAACTCTCCGATCACGTTTATGCGTGTTCTAGGTGATGAATCCAACGGATATACTGCCACAACAGGTCGTGCAGGTTGGAACCTGGATGCGACTGCTGGCGCTGCTACCGATCAGGGTGGCGCTTACGGTCTGCTTATCTTCCCAAGTGGCAGCGGAGTACTTAACGCAACAGGAACTCTTGCAGCACAATTTTACTGCAAAGATAGTCGTGTTCTTTTGTCTGGCAACGTTAGAGGCGGCGATACCCTTGGCACCCAAGTGGGGTCAACCCTTATAGATCTTGGATCCGACCTTGACAATATCGCTCTGGTGTTTACAGCTAGTTCCGGAATGTCTCATAAAGAAATAGTTAGCTTTAACGACACGAAGCCTAACTACATTCGCCGAGTTCTAAATACAGATCCTACTATTACAAACAGTGATATCACAAACAGCGATACTCAAACTTTTTATCAAGGTGGTAAGTACTTCCTGGGTGAAACTTATGAGAACCGCCTCGGTGAAGCTGGTGCCGCATCTTTGGGTCTCTTGGCTATTGATGGCGGCGTTAGCAATTATTTTGGTGCTATTGTTCCAATGGTAACAAAGACGGCTGCCACGACATTTACTAACGATCAGGCTGACTTCTTGGGCGCTGCACGCAAAGCGTCTACTGGTTGGTATTTCTCTCAAGATCTTGGTACAAATCATGCTGCTTATACTCACAAAGGTATGCAGAGATTATTTCGCATTGAAGCTCTTACCGCAGGTGAAAACTTCAACAGAGAAATCAAGATTTCTATCGCTAACCTCAAAGCAGGCAAAGGAGACTTTCAGCCTTATGGAAGTTTCTCTCTGCTTGTTAGAGATATGAAAGACACGGATAATAATAAAATTATTATTGAAAGGTATGATAACCTAAACCTGAATCCAGCATCTAGAGATTATATTGCAGCTAGAATCGGTGACAGGTACCAAGTATATTCTCAGAGCGACAAGCGTTCTGTGGAATATGGTGAGTTTGCAAATCAATCGAACTACATTCGAGTGGTTATGGACCCTGATGTTGCCGCAGGTATTGGCGAAACCCGCCTTTTGCCTTTCGGTGTTTTCGGACCTCCGAAATACCGTAACGTAACAATTACCTCGGGATCTACATCTCCGCAGAATTTTGCTGCGGTTGCGGACAATCCAGTTCTCGCAGGTGCTCCTCTGTCCGCTTTGTCAATGATTGCACCAGGTTCTTCCGCCTCTTTTGGTACTGACGGACACAATCTTCCGGACAAGGGAACTTATGTTGCCGCACCTATCATGATGAGATACGCAGTGGATTCGGCTGGTACCGAAGCAGCAACGGTCAGGTTTACGGGATCAGTCAGTTTCCCAGCAGTTACTTGCCGAACAAGCTCTACTCAGGGATCTCCGAGATCTCTCGATAACACCTATTGGGGTGCTTGGACTGGTCGATCTTTCAGCGATACACAATACAATCCTGAAATGTCAGACTTGCTTCGACCTAGAGCGTTCAACGCCTCGACAGAAGCAACAGCATATGACCCTACTCAAGATGTTGACGGTACGACAACCAACAGCGGCTCAAGCCCGATTGTGTTGTCTTACGCCTTCTCACTTGATGACGTGGCTGGAAGTCTAAGTGGTGCTGATCTTAGTGGTTCTGCTACTTGGGCTTCGGGTAACCGTGCTTCGGGACTTAGCATCAGCGCTGTTGGTAGCAACTCCTACACTACGGTTCTTGATGCAGGTATCGATCGATTCACTACAGTTCTTGCTGGTGGCTCTGACGGATACAATAAAACAGAACGTGATCCTTTTGCAAATAAGGATATAACTGGGAAAACAGAACAAACCTCCTATGGTCTGTTCTCTCTAAGGAAAGCTATAAACATGGTAGCTGACCCCGAAGTGGTCCAGATGAACGCAGCAACAATCCCAGGTGTCTGGGCTGCTCCGGTCACTAACTACTTGTTGGATACGGCAGAGTCTCGTGGTGACACCCTGGCTATTGTCGATGTTCAGTACGCTTGGACTCCTCGTGCAGAAACTAAGGATGATCCAGTGACAGCTAATGCTGCTAACATTCCAAGAACTGCTGCATCTACTCTTCTTAATAGAAGTATTAACAATAGCTATGGTGCTGCTTACTATCCATGGGTACGAATCTATGATGACAACAGAGATCAATCATTGTGGGCTCCGCCAAGTGTTGCAGCCTTGGGTGTTTTGTCTAACACAGACAGAATTCAAGCACCTTGGTTCGCACCTGCTGGTTTCACCCGTGGTGGTTTGACTGAAGGCGCTGCTGGTATCCCTGTAACTGATGTTACGACCAGACTGACTTCAGATCAACGTGATCTTTTGTACGAAGCAGGCATCAACCCTATCGCTAAGTTCCCTGCTGAAGGTATCGTGGTGTTCGGGCAAAAAACATTACAACAAACGGCTTCTGCTCTGGATAGAATCAACGTTAGACGTTTGATGATCTTCTTGAAGCGTGAAATTTCTTTCATAGCATCAAGATTGTTGTTCGGACCTAATTCTACTATAACTTGGGATACTTTCAAAGGACAGGCTCTTCCCATTTTGAGAGATGTAAAGGCAGACTTTGGTATTGAAGACTTCAAGCTTATCTTGGATGAAACTACCACAACGCCTGAATTGGTTGATAGAAATATTATTTACGCTAAGTTATTGGTGAAGCCAACTAGAGCAGTTGAATACTTCGCAATTGACTTTGTAATAACAAATAGTGGCGCAGCTTTCGAAGATTAATTCGTAAAGCACTACTTACTATAAGGAGCTAAAAAAGAAATGGCAAGTCTATTCTGGAGCAACTCGAAAAGCGAGCCAAAACGCAATTTTCGATTTGAACTAAGTTTTTCACAACGTGGTGGTAATAACAGGGGTGACATTCCGGTTTGGACTGTGAAAACAGCGACTAAGCCCCGTGCAACTGTAAATGTAGTAGAGCATCAATACATCGATCACACTTTCAAATATCCAGGTAGAGTGACTTGGGAGCCAATCAGCTTAACACTGGTTGATCCTGTTAATCCTGACTTATCTTATGCTTTCTTGGACGTTCTCGGCGCTGCTGGATATAAATATCCTACCGACCAAAGGTTGTCTAAAAACAGCTTAAGTAAGGATGCTTTCCGCCAAGCTATCGGTTCGGTATTCTTAAAGCAGCTTGATGATAAAGGAAATGCAATTGAGATTTGGGAAATGATTAACCCATTTATCACCAGTGTAGATTTTGGTGGAACTTTGAGTTATGATGATGACAACATGAGTGAGATAACTGTCGAAATAGCCTTTGATTGGGCTCAGTTGAACTTCACCACTCAGGGTATTCCCGCTAGCGTCAGTCAAGTACAATCATAAACTTCTTAACACAATTTTGAGGATGTAGTATCCTTAAAAAAAGAAAGGTTGCAGTATGAGTCGAAATTCAAACCGACTAGGTTTAGATGAAGAGCATTTTACACAGGATGAGACACCAGCCCCACATAGTGGAGAGGCGTCTTCTCCTGCTTTTAATTGGTCAGTACCAACTGAATTTGTAGAATTACCTAGTAAAGGTATTTTTTACCCGGAAGGTCACCCTCTACATGGTGCCGAGTCTGTAGAGATTCGTTTTATGACCGCAAAGGAAGAGGATATTCTTACGTCACGAGCCCTCCTCAAAGAAGGTGTAGCATTAGATAGAATGTTGCAGAACTTGATTGTTGACAGATCAATCGATACTAACACATTGTTGGTGGGCGATAAAAACGCTCTTTTGGTTGCTGCCCGCCGCACAGGATATGGCCCAGAATATGAGACAACCACTGCCTGTCCGGCATGTGATTCAACGGTTGAGTATTCTTTTGATATCTCGGAGCCTAGATGTATTGATTTTAGAGAGGAAGCTAGTGATTGGTCGGCAAAGATAGATGATAGCGGTCAAGTTGATATTACGCTTCCAATGACCCGTGCAACTGTGACGTGTCGCTTTCTAACATCGGCAGATGAGAACAGGCTGCTTCGTGAGACAGACAGAAAACAAAAGAAGAGGATCGAATCTTCGGCAACAACAGATACTTTTAGAAGTTATATCGTAGCCGTCAATGGCGATGATAATAGAGTTACTATTGAGTCCTTTATACAGGCAATGCCAGCGAGAGACGCTCGCACCCTCCGGCGAATTTATGGGAGCATTGTTCCCAACATTGATTTAACCCAAAACTTTGAGTGTCCTGAGTGCGGACATACAGCGGACATGGAGGTTCCGCTTGGTATAGACTTTTTTTGGCCTAACTGAGGAATACATTGAGAACGTTTACGAACAGCTATTTCAATTGAAGTATCACGGTGGTTGGAGCTTCTTTGAGACCTATAATTTACCAGTAAATGTTCGTATTTGGTTTTTGGAAAGATTGGTAAAACAGAAAAAAGATGAAGCGGAAGCGGTTAACGCCTCCAACAGGCGAGCATCTTCTGGTAGAGGTAAATCCTTCAAGTCGTGATAAATACATTTACAGACTATTTACTAGACAAGCTACCAAGAGGGTCCTTAATTGAAAATTGATTTTGAAAATGAAATCCTTGATCTAGCAGACTTTAAGAAGTTAGACGAAAGTGCTGCCATAAACGAAAACATCCTGAATGTTTTTGCAGCCTGGATTCAGTACCTTTTATCGAAGATGTTTAAGGGTCGCCGTATACCGGTGCGTGTTAGAGGGACTCGTATTGAGGTTGAGCGCTTTACTGATGCGCTTGTCAATGAAAAGAAATACATGGACCTAATAAAAAAATATGGTCTCGATGACCCTATGACTTACAAGCAGAAAGCCAGGCTTGATATGGCTATTAAGAAGTTTGAAAGAGAGTCGGGTATCGTATGGCCCATACGTCGCTGAGGTAATCGACGGTGGCTATTGATAATAAGACGCTAGAAGAACAAAAAAAACTACTAGACATGCTTTCTGGTGCCTACGAGAAGGAGGCAACGAAAGTCCAGCAGCTTTTAGCGGCTCAACAACAACTCAATGATGCTCGTGCTGTCGGTGCTGACAGTGTTGAAGAATTACAGAAAAAAGTCACCAAGTTAAATGGTGATCTAAAGCAAGAAGGTCAGCAAATACGTGACCTTACTGATAGTGTGAAGAAGAATTCAGAAGCTCAAACCGAACTTGGTGAGAGTATGAGTAAACTTAAGGATGTAGCAGTCAGCACAGGTGTTGCGTTCAATGCTGTTGTCGATGCGATGGATACAGTCGCCGGCACTAGTATAGCAAACTTAGGTAAAGGTGTTGGATCTGCTGCAAGCCAATTAGCGGGCTTTGTTAGGGACATCAATAATCTTGAGGTTGGGCTCCGCCGCTCTACTGGTTTTCAGGATAGATATTCGAAAAGCTTTCAAAGGCTAAGAGATGATTATCGCAAGATGGGTATTCCCCAGGAGATCTTGGCGAAAAACCTGGAATCATTGAATGCTAACTTTTTAGCGTTTGACGGACTTTCAAAAAGTCAAAGAGATAATATTACTAACTTAACTGGCGAGTTCTTCAAGATGGGTGCCAGTTCTGAAACAACGTCCAAAGCTTTAGATATGTTGAAATCAGGTATTGGTAATTCGGCTTCTGAGGCTGTACGATCTATGCGTGGATTCCAGGAGTTCCGCAAGGAAGTTGGCATGAGCTTGGATAATGTCTTACAGAATTTTACAGCACTAACACCACAGTTAGCAAAGTTTGGTTCAGAAGCTCCGAGAGTATTTAAGGATCTTCAAATGCGAGCCAGGTCTTTGCAGATGGATGTTAAGGAAATATTCAACGTTGCCGACCAATTTGATACTTTCCAGGGTGCGATGGAAATTGTTGGAAAGCTAAACTCTCAGTTTGGTATGCAACTCAATACAGTTCAGCTTATGCGTGCAGAGGAAAAAGATAGGGTAGAAATTCTTAGAGAGCAATTCTTTGTTGGTGGGAGAACTTTTGGCGCACTAGAGAGACGTCAAAAGCAGATGATTGCCAGCATTGTTACCGGCGGTGACGTCCAGCAGGCAGCAAGACTCTTTCAACAAGGTATGGACATAACAGCTTTTCAGGCTGATGTAGGGAGAGATGACCGGGCTGGAACAAAGGCTGGAGCTAGCGCTGCTGAACGAGCGATGGCGGGAACTGAGGCGGTTCAAGATGCTGCTCTTAATACCCTTGGCGGGTACGATAAAGCTTTAGAAAAAATGATGGGTGTCATTGACACGATGCAGACCAATGCTAATTCTATAGCAAGCACTCTCTTGTTGAAGTCCGCCGCTACCACCACTACTGGTATTGGTACAAGCCTAATTTCAACCGGAGTCTCAGGTTATGGAGGGTATAAGCTACTCCAGAAGATGGGTGTTCGTGGTGCGGTGGATGCCATGGCAAAGGGCGGCGGCAAAGGTGGAATGCTTGGCAAACTATTAAAGATGGCAGGAATGGGCGGTGCAGCCACTGCTGCCACGGTGGCAAAAACTGCTACGGGAGCAGCCGGAAAAGTACTCAATCCTCTGACCGGCTCAATGATAAAGGTCGGTGGCAATAAATATAATCAATTGTTAAAAGCCGGTAAGATTGTCGCCCCTGAACTAGCAGAGGCAGGAGCGAAGACTGGAATGCAAATGGCCGGTAATCTTGCTGGAAAAGTTGCTAGAGGTCTTCCTTTCCTTGGTCTTGGGTTGAGCGTGATGGATGCATATAACCGTTATCAAAAAGGGGACACCACAGGTGCATTGATCGACCTTGCTGGTGGTGCCATGTCTATGATACCCGGAGGAGGATTTGCAAGAACCGCTCTTAGTCTGGGTGGCGGTATTGGCGCTATAGGCGTGAATGCTGTCCGAGATATGACAGGTATGTCAGCCACCGCTCAAGGTGCAGCACCAGGCGTGCCTCTTGGGGTTCAAGGACAGCCAGGTGCAACCCAGGCGGCTAATCAAGGTATGGGCTCGTTTGTTGCAGATGAAGTTGTTCTACCAATTCAATTGAATATAGATGGTAATAAATTTATTGAAGCAACCGCTACTGCGAATAAAGTAATATTTAATCCGTTACGTCAATAATTATAATGAAGGAGGTCACTAACCATGGGTGCAAACGGTAAATTCGGAAACTCTGGCCTTAACAACATGTTGTTAAAATTCGAACATGTACCAACGGGTTTCACGGTGGAGTTTCCAGCGTTCATAGAAATGTTTAGTGATCAGTATACCGCTGCCTGGAACGAGGAGCAGGTATTCGGGCGTATGGATCCGATTGCAACTTTTTCGCATACTCGTCGCAATCTTAGTCTTGCATGGAATGTACCAGCGGATTCTTTTGAAGACGCCCAAAGAAACCTGAATAAAATGAATAAGCTTATAAGTTTTTTATACCCACTCTATGATGTAAAGTCAAAGGGCGGCGCAACAGCTATGAATATGGGCCCACTTTTGAGAATCAAGTTTGGTAACCTTATACAGTCCGTCAACGGTACCGGACTTCTCGGGTGGGTCAATGGTTTTACGTTTGATCCTCTATTAGAATTTGGGATGTTCCATAAGAAACCAAGTTTTAAGCCTGGTCGGGGAATACAGAGCGACCCTAACGCCACCGGATTCCCTTCCAGTGCTGTTGAATATTATCCAAAAACATTCAGAGTCAACTGTGAACTTAACGTTCTTCATGAGCACCCATTAGGGTTTTCTCAGAATGCCAAGCCTAAAGATGATAAATCATCATCAAGCCAGCCGTCAGCCAAGTTTTCATTGCGTAGTGATGCCCTTAATAAAGCTAATTTTCCATACGATATTGGTAATCCTCCACCTTCGCAAGAGAATCTTGTAGGGCGATGGAATTCCGAGAATAAAAACAGGGATGCCGTAACCAAATCAATTAGGGTTGCTAATCCGAGTCTATCTAATAGTCGCATCGCTGCTGCTGTTAATCAGACTATCTTTATCGGACCAGGAAAGGAGAAATAGATGGCATACTCTAGATACACTCGTCGTGAAATGTTTCTAAACAATGATAATAATTATAGAAAAGCATTTTTTGTTGATCGTGACATAGAAGAAACGTTTCAATATGATACCCCAAAAATATCATTTCCTAATGACGAGGTGATAAGAAGCTTGACTAACGTCTTATTGGTGTGGAGTTCCACAGACAAATTATATAATGTCGCTAACAAGTATTACGGATCACCAGAATATTGGTGGGTTATTGCTTGGTACAATGAAAAAGCATCAGAGGCTGAATTCAAGACAGGCGATCAATATTATGTTCCACTGCCTTTAGAGGACGTGTTGAGCTATATTGAATAAAGGTAGAGAGTTATGTCAACCCCAGAAGTAAAAGACGACAATTACTGGAACAGTGGACCGGGTGTCCACGACCCTGACAATCCATATGCGTCCAAGGATAACAAACCAGGCTCTGCTAATTATGATAGAAACCTTGCTGAGCTTGAAGCACAAGTTAGAAAGCGAGCAAGACAAATAGCTGACCCAGAGACCTCAGCAGAAGCTAAACAAGCCCTGATTACAGCACAGCAAGCCTACTATGGGGCAATCAGGGCTCGCAGAGACCAAAGAGAAGCAGAGGCACTAGCTCAGTCCGAAGCGGAAGCTGGTCCTAAGCAGCCTCGCCGCCAAGCTAAGATAGATGCAAACAAGCGCCTGCAAGCTGGTACAACCGATGAGGATTGGGTAAAAACCTTAGTACCAATGCAAGGGGGTGTTGTTTTTGACCCCAAAACAAAAAACTATTATCGAATTCAATCATCACTGTCTGGTGTTAAATCTAGCGGCCTTCTCACAGAAAAACAAACAGCCGAGATCCTTGCAAAAATCGCCGCTAGTGTCAGCGAGAATGGTGTTAGTAATCTAACTGAACCTTATGGTGGCAAGGTAGCAATTCTGGCGCCTATTCAAAAATCAGAAGCTTCGGCACAAGTACATGCTGCTGAAGTCGAACAAGCACAAAGAAAACCAGAAGAGCCACCGACATTACCTCGGTACATAAAAAACATTCAGGCTCTGATGATTAATGATATTGATACAATATCTGAACACTTCAAGAAGCTTGATCGCAGTAAGAGCAAAAAGTATAAACCAAAGCATATATTTTCTTTGACAGATGAGATTCCCGGCGGAACGTTCATATCTCGTATGTCTGGTTATGCTCACCCTAGTGGATTAATGGGTGCATTTATTCACGCTACTCCTGCTCAATTAGGGTTATTGGTGCCTCAGATGCGTTTCTTCATGGTCGATTCTGAAGGAAGCCAGGAAGAGATATATTTTAGTGAGTATGGTTCCGCAAAACACATAAAAAATATGGCTGATATCCGAAAAAAAGGGAGCATATATGAACTGCTCGGACCCAAAAATCAACAAGGAGCAGAGGCAGGGATAAAATCATTCCAGTGGCGTTTTCATACGGCTCACGAAGGTGATTATACATTGATATCAAACATGGAGATATATTTTGGATCTCTGGCAGAGCTTACTAATGTTAATTATCTACAGTTTTTGTTTCCGAGTGGGATTGACAACCCAGATGCATTGGCAATCAATGATCCCAAAAAGAAGAAAACAAGACCCACTACGGCTGCGGGTATAGATTTACAAAAGAAAGAGTTATTGATCGACCAGATCAATAAATTAGAAGCTGTTCTCGGAAAAAGTGAATCAGAAATCCGAACTGCTGGCGCACAGAAACGATTTACTACTTCTATCAAAAGAAACTTTAGAAAACTAAAGGTGGTTGTTGGGTGGTCGCTCCCTAAAGGTAACACAAGGATGATGAAAAAACTTTTTTCAACAGAGAGTCAATACAAAGCCTTTATGAATGGCGTTCAGGCATCAAACCGTGCTATTTTATTGCAATATCGGCAGCATGATATAAATTTTACACAAGAAGGTCCAACAACCCTCAACATAACTTTTGATGGCTCAGTGAGAAATTATCTCGCTAATGAAAGTTCTGATATTTTTGGAAGTAGTAACCTTGAGAGTGCATCTAAGATGTGGAATCCAGTAGCTGTTTCTGTTGATGGTTTCAAGATGCGTAAAGGAAATGTTGTAGATCCAAAAACTGCGAACGCAGGTCAAAAGGATCCCGCTTATTCTGTTGGTAAAAGCATTAATGCTCTGTCTACTAGTAGTCAATTTAGCCCCTATCTGAGATCCAAAGACCGGTCGCCTGCCATTGACGAACAAGGAGAAACTACTATAATGGTTACTCTTGGCGGACTCAAGTTATCTGGTGAGTTAATTAAAAAAAGAATGCAACTTTTGGAGTTACTAAATACACCAACAGAGAGCGAAAAATATTCTGAATTAAGAACATCAGGTCAAATGCTAAGCCTTTTGTACCATAGAGCAACCACCAACCAGAAGAGAGATCTTTATTCATCTTTTATGGATGCAATGATCGATGCCGGGGATCGAGTTTTTAAAGCTAGGGTTGTCTTGGCAAACGATGGAAAATCAAAAGTTGACATCATATACGATCCTGATAAAATAGCTGCTCGTGACAGACGACGGGAAATGCAAAATGAAACTGATGCTGCTAAGAAGGCAAGACTTGAAAAGCAAGCGGCAGAAGAAGCCGCCGCAGGAATGTCAATTTATGGACCAGAGGAACAGCCGCTACCTCCTACACAAAACGAGGTGGACGTTTACTATATGCGTTTGGGTGATGTTTTGCTGACAGCAATGGAAGAGGCTGGGATGAGAGATGATGTAAGTTTTATTCTCGGAAACCACGAAACAAAAACAGGATACAGATACTCAATATACGATATACCTATAACACTTGGTACATTCGGACAGCTTTTCTATGACAAAATTGTCAAGCCCGGTCTCATACAGTTGCCTTACAACACTTTTCAAAAACATCTACTCAGATATCTATCTTCAGCTTTTAACAGAGACCCTCAGTCTACAGAGGATATAGAGTTTGAAACTAGTTTGGTTACTACAACAACTAAGCCCAGTACTGACTCTTTTAAGAATCTCACCAGTAGAAACCTATCAAACGGTCTACTCAGAGAAATAGGAGCAGGAGAATTAAACCCCACTGCTAAATTTGGCACAAAGTTGCATAATTACTATACCATATATGCTAGAAGTTATGACTTAGATAGGTTTAAGGGTAAGCGAATAGACGATGAAAAAGAGGGGGTTTACCACTATGTGGTTGGTTCTGATAGAGGGCTTGCTAAAAGATTTAATTTTTCAAAACAAGATATACCCTATTTTACAGAAATGAATATTGAGACTGGCACTACAGTTGGTGTCGCTAAATCAGTATTTTTGCCCCAGGATGTTACTATTCAAATGTACGGGAATGGTATTCACAAAGTTGGTGATTTCTTGTTTGTTGATAGTTCTCCTGCGTTAGGCTCTTACGCTGGTCCAATACTTGGCATAGGTGGATATTATAACGTTAAATTTGCCACTCATACAATCACTGCCGGCGGTACTTATGAGACATCTCTTGAGTGTGTTTTTCAAAAGAAAGATCCTAGAGGGGGGACATCAACATGACAAGGCAACCAAGAACAAATCCCCTTGCAAACGCAGGTGTATATTCTTACGGTTCGAATAGTCTCAAGGCAAAACAAATATTTAATGAGCGGAAGAGGTACGAGGCTCTCTTTGACTTATTTCATGGCGACACTAAAACTTTTTCAACTTGGACGACAGATCGATTTTATGGACTAGTCAACACAAAGGGTAACACAGTTGTGCCTGATCAAAGTAGGCTAAAGTCACTAAGATTCCCTGGAGACTCAGACCAGCAGTTGTTTGCCTTGAACTTCGTTGCCGATGCTTGGAGCGACCTTTCTTTACGACTAAGAAAACTAGCTAGAGAAAATATTATATTCAAAGATAGTCCTTGGGCGAACCCTAAAGCATTCAAAGCATGGCAACCTCTCCAAGATCATTACGATCTGTATTTGAGAAACGAGGTTTACCCTATCTTTGCAAACTCTTTTATGACATCTTTAAACAATGATGCTAAGGTTAGAGGATTTCATACATTTCTTCAAAGGTTTAATGAGTTTTCTACAAATATTATTAGTAAAACAGGACCCCTAACCAGATCTGGGATGATTGAGGGTTATGGGACACCAAACTATATGTCTGGACTGATTATTGAAATATCTGATGATGACTATGATGATGACTTCAACAAAGGTTATAAATTTTTAGATGAAAATTTTGATGTGGTCTCTAATATTGTAGCCCAATACGGATTTATGATTGATAAAAATATACCCTTTCGCCTCGTCGCTGATATTTCTAGTCCTGCGATGCAAGAGTATATGACAGGTGTGCCCATAGTTGGTTTTGACATCGGGCAGGATTATGATTACATATGTAAGCCAGCAATTGAGGGCAATGAACTCCCACCAATGGCTTATGGTTATTCCCAAATCCCAGGTCTTGAGGATGTCATAAGGCACATTGCATTTTACACTATTCCAGATGGAGAGCCAGTTCCAGGGTATGCTCGATACAAGAAGAACGAGGGCGATGCTCGTGTTGCCGATAATTGGACCTCTATTTTGGAAAATGAAGAGCCAAGTTTGGTCTATGAGATAATGTATATGATAGATTACAGAGAAACATGGTCTTCAGATATCGAAACCCTTCAAAAGTATCTAATCTATTTTTACAACTTCTATGTTACATCGAAACCTTCAACTCTTGTAAGAACTTCTGGCACTCATACCTGTCCTCCTGTTAGTCTCTCTATCGATAGAAAAATTATTCAACCTGATTTCTTTGAAAAAACTTACGGCAACAGGTGGAAGTTAAAAACTTTTTATATTCTTCGAAACATGGAGCGCCAAACAACTGCCGATCCTCGTGCTGCTATGAAAGAAGTTCAAGATTTTCTTAATCTTTATAATTTGTCTATAAAAGAGGGCGATCAAGCAGCTTATCAAAGGACACTAAGGTATTTACAAGAGGAGTACATTGGCCCCTTAGATAAGAATCCATTAACACTAGCGCATGTTTGGGATATAATTTTATCCAGTTAGTAGAGGTTGAATTGATTTTTCAAACACTTGACGATAAGACCGAATGCGTTGGCATTTACGCTGACAACAATTTAGTATTTGATATGGAGGAGTTTCCTTCCAACCTAAGTAAGACATGGAAATATTCTTCTTATCTTAGGGATCTTGATGTGGAATATATATCGCTTTATTTAGAGGGTAAGAACATTTCGGAGACCATACCGGAGTATCTAAAAGATGACTGGGACGACGTACTAAAGAAGATTAATGCTTTCAAACGATCCTTATCAATATCTCAAGTAAATACATTTGAGAATTGTTTCTTTGACTTAGTGCCAAATAGGTTCTTGGTTGAGTTTTGCGAGGTGAAAAATAAAATTACACAACACATTGCGAATAATGTTCCCAAGCCAGATAGGTATGAATTTTATAAACATGTGTGTATGATGCTTGAAGACCTTAGTCATCACAAGGTGACTATAGACCGCCAGGTTGTCTCTGCGTATGTCAATTCATCAAAGTTAAAGAATCATGCCAAGAAGATTCTAGAAGCAAGTCCATATGTCAAATACAATCAGTTTGGCACAAAGACCGGTCGCTTAACTACTAAAAATGGCTATGTGCCAATTCTTACGATGAGTAAAGAATTCCGTTCAGCGATCAAACCACAGAATGACTACTTTATTGAATTAGATTTTAACGGGGCAGAGGTGCGTACCCTCCTGGGGCTCCTCGGAAAACAACAACCCCAAGGTGACGTTCATGATTTTCACCTAAATGAGATATTTACGAGTATAAGCACAAGAGCCCAAGCAAAGGTAGCATTTTTTGCGTGGCTGTATGGCTCAAAAAGAGCAGCAAACTCAGAAGAGACGTCAAAGTTAGAGGAGTTTTACGAAAAAGATAACTTACTCAAAGAATGTTGGGATGGTAACACAGTTACAACGCCATTTAGAAAGAAGATAAGCGACGCCAGCGAGCATCACGCTCTGAACTACTTGGTTCAATCAACCGCCGCAGAATTGACTCTAAAACAGGCTCTAAAGATAGAGCATCTATTAAGAACCCGCTCGGCAGGGTCTCATTTAGCTTTTCTTATTCACGATGCGGTTATCATTGATATGAAAAAAGAGGATGAAAACCTACTTAAGTCATTGGTTGCGTTGATGAGCACGACCAACTTTGGCGATTTTTTGGTAAACATAAAAAAAGGCAAAACATTAGGATCCTTGAGGGATATAAAGGTTGGATAAAGTTATAGGTTTAGGGAAACTTGGTTGCTCTGTAGCAGAAGAGCTAACGGCATACCCGGAATATAGAATTTATAAAATTGGTGCCGGTATCGATGAGCGGGGCACTCTTAGGTTAGACCCTCAGAAGTCAATCGATAACTACGAACAGAGCTTAGACCAAGATGAAGTCTCGGTTTACCTAAGGTCCATCAAGCAAGATGATGATGTCCTTTTGATTGTAGAGGGCGGCGATCCAGTTTCCGGCACTACTCTTAAGATTCTAGAAACGATCAAGGATGCCAACTTAAGTGTCTTATATTTATGCCCCGACAGAGAGATGATATCAGAAATTCGCAAACGAGATGACAAGATATGTTACAATATTCTTCAAGAATATGCTCGAAGTGGGGTGCTGGAAAGCATATTCTTAGTAAATCAGCCATCACTAGATCAATTAATAGGTGATGTCTCTATCAGCGAATATGAAAAGTCAGTTTCTTATTTTGTTGCTTATGTTTTAGCTATGATAAACTACTTTACACACACAGAGCCAGTCTTGGCAAACAAGATCCAGCCTTCTAATATTTCAAGAATAGTAACTTTGGGAACCTCCTCCATAGAGGAAGAGGGTGCAAGTATAAATCTACTATTTCCACTGGCAAAGGCTACGGACATCCACTTTTATTATGGGATACCGAAACAAGACCTTTTAGAGGATACGTCCCTTATAAAGAAGATAAAACAGCATGTTAAAAACTACAAAACTAGTGACTTATCGACGAGCTTTTCTGTTTACGAAACATCCCTAGAAGCTCGTATAGTTCTGTGTGTGGCTCATAGTAGTAAAATTCAAGCACTACCAACACAGTAAAACCACTTTTTGAAACCTATATAATAAACGTATAATACGTGTATATTTGTTTATTAAGGAACTTTGTAAATGACGGGTAAACGAGGAGTTTTGTTAGCATCTTTTATGATAACAGAATCAGATGACGCTATACAGGAAGAGGTTGAGTTTATCGTCAATAATATAGAAATAACAAATAACCTTATATTTCTATTAGAGGAAGAACAAGACCCTAAGAAAAAGATAATAACCTACAATGCAATTGTGGAAAAAGGTAAGCCATTTAATCCACGACTCTTTACAATGAGGATGCATCGTAAAAAGCAAACTAACACCCTTTACACTATTAATGCGCTGAACAAAGCTGTAGCTCTAGAGCATGACGGGAAGACCGGCAGAGACCTTAAGTTAGACTGGTCGAAGTACGAAAACTCGATCCTACTAACGTCGGGCAAAGACCTCAGAGTACACAAGGTTAATGTCAGCAAAATCTTCAAGATTGAAGAACCGCCAGAAGAGGAATAATGTTTCACAAGTATTTCGATCTCATCGTCGCACTCTTTTATACCCCTGTGTATCTCTTGATTATATTGTCCGATAAGGTAAAAAACAATAAGGGGATCTAAACTCCTCTTATTATTGTAGAAACAAAAAAACATCAACAAAAAGCTTTACACGCTCACAGCGTGTGATACTATATGTTCAAGGTCAACTAACCAGTAAAGGAGAAAATAATGGGTATTGACTTAAACAAGATGCGGCAGAAACACGCTGCTTTGACTAACCAGGGGAGTTCAGATGAAAACTTCTGGAAACCCACAGAGGGAACGCACCAAATTCGCTTAGTATGCCCTGAGTCCGGTGACCCTTTCTTTGAGGCTTACTACCACTACAGCATGGGTGCCGAAGGTAAGACTACAGTTCTTAGTCCTAAGACCTTCAACGAAACTGATCCCATTTCTGAGTGGGGAAGCCGTTTGTGGAAAGAGGGCACTGATGCTTCGAAGGAAGCAGCCAAACGCTTCTGGCCTAAGATGCGAGTTTTCGCTCCCATCGTCGTCCGTGGCGAAGAGGACAAGGGCGTTCGCTGGTGGGGCTTTTCCCGCACCACCTACCAAGCACTACTTGATGTAGTTCTTGATCCCGAGTACGGTGACATCACCGACACCGAGAAGGGCACCGACATCCGTATTGACTACGGCAAGAAGCAAGGTCAGTCCTTTCCGACGACTGATGTCCGTCCCATGCGTCGCACCAGCCAGCTAGCAGAAACTGAGGAGCAGGTCAACACTCTCCTCGAAAGCGTTGTCGCAGCTAGTGTAGTTTTCGAGCGCACATCCTATGAAGAGTGTGAGAGGGTTCTCAATGAAACGTTGGGTGATGCCGCTACTTCGTCCGGTAACGAGACGACACACTATGAAGGCGACAGTGAAGCATCTTCTGGTAACAATCTAGAAGGTGTCAGCGATATTAACGCAGCGTTTGATGATCTTTTGGCGTAGTTGACCCGTCAACCCGCAGGGAGGCACGGGGTACAGGTGTCTCAAAACCTTCAAGGAGCAATTATGTCAAGAAAACAAGAGGCTGCTCTTGTGCAGGATCTTCGCAAAGAACTAAACAAGGCAGCAAAAGAAAACGTAGCATTTGATCTCCACGGGGACAACCCTACGGACGTGAAGACTTGGATCCCCACGGGTTCAACTCTTCTTGATTATATTATTTCCAACCGCAGAGACGGCGGAATCCCAGTCGGCAAACTTACTACAATCGCTGGCGAGTCTGCTAGTGGTAAAAGCTTGATTGTAACGCAGATCCTAGCAAACACCCAGAAGATGGGCGGACTTGCTGTTTATATCGATACCGAAAATGCAGCCTCTCCAGATTTTATGCAACAGCTTGGGTTGGATACAGAAAAGAATTTTATGTACGTTCAACCAGGCACAATCGAAGAGGTGTTTGAAAACATTGAGCGATTGATTGGTTTGATCCGAGAGAAAGCACCAGATCGTTTGGTCTGTATTGTCTGGGATAGTGTTGCTGGAACACCAGTTCGTGCGGAAGTTGAGGGTGACTATGATCCCAACAGCCGTATCGGTCTGACAGCCAAGGCACTAGCCAAAGGTATGCGTAAAGTCACAGAGACGCTCGGTAAAGAACAGATTGCTATGGTCTTTACCAACCAGTTGAAGACCAACATCGGCGTGATGTTCGGAGACAACCGAGTGGAGCCAGGTGGTAAGGCTTTACCCTACCACGCTTCCAGCCGTATCTGGCTGACCCAACACAAGGGCAAAGCCAACGGTCAGATTCTAAACGAGAAGAAGCAGGTCATTGGTTTCCACACAAGTGCGAAGACTATGAAGTCCCGCTTCGGACCATCACCAAGGAGTTGTGAGTTTGATGTATTATTTGACCTTGCTAACGACCGTGTTGGCGTTGATGATGAAGGTTCCTGGCTTAGTGCTATCGCTGGCACGCCTGGCTGTATTCGCAGCGGCGCTTGGTATACTATCAATGTTGACGGGAAAGATAAAAAATTCCAAAGCAAAGAATTCCTAGAACTTTTAAAAGATAAGAAGTTTAAGGACAGAGTTCTTGACATTTTGGAAGACGAGTGTAGAATAGGTAAGAAAGAAAAGGAGAAGAAATGAATATTGGTGATGTTGTAAAAAGTTCTGAGTTTATAATGCACACAGGGGAGTCTGTTGAGAAGTTTCATGTAGTGGCAGAGACGAAGATTGACGCTTACGGTGATTTACAACTCCGCCTTG